CTGTAACTGGTAATACGGTAGTAACTGGTAGAATTACTGCTCAAGAATTCTATACTGAGTTTGTTTCTGCTTCTATAATTTTTGAAAGTGGTTCAACAAAATTTGGTGACTCACTAGATGATAATCATAATTTTACTGGAAGTCTGAACGTAACAGGAAGTCTTTCAGTAAGAAATATTACTCTAAATAATCTCAATAAGTTTATCGTTTATGACGATGTAACTGGTAAATTTTTCTATAATACGTCGGGTGCATCAGGAACATCCGGAACATCAGGAACATCTGGTTCATCGGGTTCATCTGGAACTTCTGGTTCAAGTGGCTCATCTGGATCAACAGGTTCCTCAGGAACATCAGGTTCAACAGGAAGTTCTGGTTCAACAGGTTCGTCAGGAACATCGGGTTCAACCGGTTCATCTGGTTCCTCTGGTTCATCAGGAACATCGGGTTCAACTGGATCTTCTGGTTCTACTGGTTCATCGGGAACATCAGGTTCAACAGGTTCTTCGGGTTCAACTGGTTCTTCAGGAACATCGGGTTCAACTGGATCTTCTGGTTCTACTGGTTCTTCAGGAACATCAGGAACATCTGGCTCAACGGGTTCATCGGGTTCAACGGGAAGTTCGGGAACATCTGGCTCATCTGGAACATCAGGAACATCTGGTTCAACTGGTTCATCTGGTTCAACTGGTTCATCGGGAACTTCTGGCTCAACTGGTTCTTCAGGTTCAACTGGTTCTTCAGGAACATCAGGTTCAACAGGTTCTTCTGGCTCAACTGGTTCAAGTGGAACATCAGGTTCAACAGGCTCGTCAGGTTCAACTGGCTCTTCGGGAACATCTGGTTCAACTGGTTCTTCGGGTTCAACTGGAAGTTCGGGAACATCTGGCTCAACAGGTTCTTCTGGCTCAACTGGTTCAAGTGGAACATCAGGTTCAACAGGCTCGTCAGGTTCAACTGGCTCTTCGGGAACATCTGGTTCAACTGGTTCTTCGGGTTCAACTGGAAGTTCGGGAACATCTGGCTCAACAGGTTCTTCAGGTTCAACTGGTTCAAGTGGAACATCTGGCTCAACAGGTTCATCTGGTTCTTCGGGTTCATCTGGAACACGAGGAACATCTGGATCATCTGGGTCATCCGGAACATCTGGCTCAACAGGTTCATCTGGTTCTTCGGGTTCAACTGGTTCAAGTGGAACATCAGGTTCAACTGGTTCATCTGGCTCAACTGGTTCATCAGGAACATCTGGCTCAACTGGTTCGTCTGGCTCAACTGGTTCAAGTGGAACATCGGGTTCAACCGGTTCTTCTGGTTCAACTGGTTCTTCAGGAACATCTGGCTCAACAGGTTCATCTGGCTCAACAGGTTCATCAGGAACATCGGGTTCAACTGGTTCTTCGGGTTCAACTGGAAGTTCAGGGACATCGGGTTCAACAGGTTCATCTGGCTCAACAGGTTCTTCAGGAACATCTGGTTCAACCGGTTCTTCTGGTTCAACAGGAAGTTCAGGAACATCAGGGACATCTGGCTCAACGGGTTCTTCTGGTTCAACTGGTTCTTCTGGCTCAACTGGTTCAAGTGGAACATCTGGCTCAACTGGCTCTTCAGGTTCAACTGGTTCATCAGGGACATCAGGTTCATCTGGCTCAACAGGAAGCTCGGGAACATCAGGTTCAACAGGTTCTTCAGGTTCAACTGGTTCTTCGGGAACATCGGGGTCATCGGGTTCATCAGGAACAGGTTTCAACACAATAAATTCACCGGCATCTGGTAGAGTATTACTTTCAGATGGAACGATAAACGCTGCAACTGCTTCAGTAAATCTAACATATAGTTCAAATACTTTCACGGTAACGGGTGATACGGTTGTAACTGGTAAACTTACGGCTCAAGAATTTTATACAGAGTTTGTATCTGCTTCAATTATTTTTGAAAGTGGTTCAACTAAATTTGGTGATAGTATAGATGATACTCATAAGTTCACAGGTTCATTATCAATAACAGGTTCATTACAAATTCCAAGAGCATCATCAAATCCAGATGCTATTCTTGGAGGAATCTATTATAATACCGTTGATAATAACATCTATCGTTCAAATGGTTCTACTTGGCTTGCGTCAGTTGGTTCATCGGGGACATCTGGTTCAACTGGTTCTTCAGGAACTTCAGGAACATCAGGAACATCAGGTTCATCGGGTTCAACGGGTTCATCGGGAACGTCCGGCTCAACAGGTTCATCGGGAACATCAGGACAATCGGGCTCTTCAGGGACATCAGGTTCATCTGGAGCTGCTGGTGCTTCTGGTTCATCAGGAACATCAGGACAATCAGGCTCTTCAGGGACTTCAGGTTCATCTGGAGCTGCTGGTTCATCAGGAACATCTGGTTCAACTGGTTCGTCTGGCTCAACCGGTTCATCAGGAACATCTGGTTCAACTGGTTCGTCTGGCTCAACCGGTTCATCGGGAACATCTGGATCAACTGGTTCATCGGGTTCATCAGGATCCTCTGGTACAAGAGGAACATCTGGTTCTTCTGGAACATCGGGTTCAACTGGTTCATCTGGCTCAACCGGTTCATCGGGAACATCTGGATCAACCGGTTCATCTGGCTCAACCGGTTCATCGGGAACATCTGGTTCAACTGGTTCATCTGGCTCAACAGGTTCATCGGGAACAAGTGGCTCAACCGGTTCATCAGGAAGTTCAGGTCAAACAGGTGGGGCAGGTTCATCTGGTACAGCCGGTTCATCTGGTTCAACTGGAAGTTCGGGTTCAACAGGTTCATCTGGTTCAACTGGCTCATCAGGAAGTTCAGGTCAAACAGGTGGAGCTGGTTCATCAGGAACATCAGGTTCAACTGGCTCATCAGGAAGTTCAGGTCAAACAGGTGGAGCTGGTTCATCAGGAACATCCGGTTCAACTGGCTCATCAGGAAGTTCAGGTCAAACAGGTGGAGCTGGTTCATCAGGAACATCCGGTTCAACTGGCTCATCAGGAAGTTCAGGTCAAACAGGTGGAGCTGGTTCATCAGGAACATCAGGGACAGGATTCAACACAATAAATAGTGCAAGTGGTAGTCGTTTAATAATAAGTGACGGTACAAATAATGCGGCAACTGCATCTGCAAATTTAACATTTGCCGGTAATATCCTTACAGTTTCATCTAGCACTGCAACTACAAATGCCTCGGTACGAAATCTAAATATCATAAATAACACCACCGGAACTGCAACACAAAGTCTCGGTGTTGGTATTGAATTTGAATCAGAAACAAGTACAACAGAAAATACAACCGTCGGTTTCCTTGATTATGTATGGACAACACATACAAATGGAAGTGAATGGGGACAAACTGAAATAGTGCTGAAAGATACAGGAACTTCTGTTCGTTCTCATATGTTTGCTCCAGGTGTTATTGGTTCATTCAATGGTGGACTTACGGCCGCTACACCACAACTCGGTGACTTTACAGGTGCTTATCCAGAATATCGAGTTTATGCATCGGGTAGTACAACAGACGGAACCCAAACAACACTTCAATTTAATGTTTGGAATAATGTTGCTGGATTGGCTGTTCCAAATGATACAACTTGGATGTTTACTTCGTATATTGTGGCAAGAAGAACTGATGCAGACAATGAAAGTGCGGCCTATTGGTTACAAGGTGCTATTGATAATAATGCGGGTGCCGTTGCTCTTGTAGGTGCTGTTCAAGTAACTGCAATAGAAGATACAGTTGCTTGGAATACAACAGCAGTTGCTCTTGGTGGTAGATTACTTCTACGAGTAACCGGTGAAGCTGCAAAAACAATTTACTGGAACGCCGTAACACATATTGTCCAAGTTAGTGGATAATTATAAATAAAGGAGTAATGTAGTATGTCAAATTGGTCAAGAAGTCTTGCTGGAGTACAAACTCTTTCAGAAGTAAGTGCAAGCGCCAGTATAAGTTCTGGAACACTTACATTGGATTTGAGCACCGCCGGTGTTTTTTATGTTAGTCTAAATGCGGATATAACATCACTTACAATTTCAAATGTTCAAAACGTTGGTTCATCTGCATTTACTCTTATATTTACCGCCGACGGAACTGCTCGCTCGGTTACATGGGGTGGTTCTATTTTATGGCCATCAGGCGCCTCACCAGTCTTGACATCTACCAATGCTAAAAAAGATATATTTTCATTTGTTACACTCGACGGGGGTGCAAACTGGCATGGATTTGTTGGTGGTCAAAATTTGTAAAGGTAGAGTGATATGCCATTTATAAAAAATGTAACAGTACAGATAAAAAGAACATATAGTCCTGTTCCTCCTGTTGTAATTGGTCAAGTTGGAGAAGGAGAAATTACGGCAGCATTTTTGAGTGGAACTGGTCGCATATGGACTTGGGGAGAAAATACCAGGGGACAATTGGGTCAAAATCTTTCCACAACAGTTTGTAAGTGTACTCCTACACTTATCGCCGGTTTAACAAAAACTTTTTGTATGTTAGCAACTGGCGATCAAAATCATCTTGCCATAGACAAAAATGGAAAAGTATGGGGTTGGGGTGCTAATAGTAGTGGTCAACTTGGGGATAACAGTATAACTTCAAAATGCACCCCAGTTTCTGTTGCTGGAACTGCAAAAACTTTTTGTAAAATAGATAGTGGTGGTAATTCTAGTACTGGAATAGATAAAAATGGTAAACTTTGGGCTTGGGGTGAAAACAGTAGTGGACAGATTGGCGATGGAACAACAATTTTAAAATCTACTCCAGTATCTGTTGTTGGTGCTGCACTGACAAGAACTTTTTGCCACATAGCCGGATACAGTACTAGACTTACAATAGACAAAGACGGTAAAGTATGGGCATGGGGAAATAACTCATATGGGACAGTTGGTGATAACACTACAATCTCTAAACTTACTCCGGTTGCTCTCGGTGGTGCTACAAAAACATTTTGTGTCATAAAAGTAAAAAACCAAGCACTCGCAATAGACAAAAATGGTAAACTTTGGGGTTGGGGATATAATGCACACGGACAAGTGGGTGACAATAGTGTAATATGTAAATCAACACCCGTTGCTGTTGGTGGAACAAATAAAACATTTTGTAAAATATTTACTGGATTATTCAACTCATATGGAATAGATAAAAATGGCAAACTATGGTCATGGGGACAGAATATTGCATCAACATATCTATTGGGAAATGGAAATATATCGTGCGCATCGGCACTAACACCAGTTGCTGTTGGTGGTGCACTCGCTAATAAAGTAGTTTGTGAAATTGCGGGCGGCCGCGATTATGCATTTGCAATAGATAGTTCTGGAAAAGTTTGGTCTTGGGGGTGGAACGGATATGGAGGACTTGGTGTACCATACATTACATCCATAACAAGTCCAATATCAATTGGAGGAACGATAAGAACATTTTGTAGTATTCAGATGGGATATAATTCAACTATACTGGGTCAACACGCAGCTGGTATTGATAAAAATGGACAAGTTTGGTCTTGGGGTTATAATTCTTCAACAGGTGAATATGGAGATAATTCATCTACTTGTAAAGCAACACCCGTTTGTATTGCAGGCGCTGCTAAGACCTTCTGTTTTATAAGTTCAAATGGATCAAATACAGTCGGTATAGACAAAAATGGAAAAGTATGGGGTTGGGGTGCTAATAGTAGTGGTCAACTTGGAAATAACACGGCAACCGGTAAATGTACTCCAGTTTCTGTTGCTGGAACTACAAAAACTTTTTGTAAAATAGCAACATCTGGCAACCACACTATGGGAATTGATAAAAACGGAAAGGCATGGGGGTGGGGAAGTAATACAAATGGAAGATTGGGAGATAATACAATAACTGCTAGATCTACACCAGTAGCAGTAGCCGGTGCAGCAAAAACTTTTTGTAAAATAGAAGCTGGTGCACAAGGATTTACAATTGCAATAGATAAAAATGGAAAAGCATGGTCATGGGGAAATAATTCCAGTAATGCTTATTTGGGAGACGGAACCACTACATCGCGAAGAACACCAGTTGCTGTTTATGGTTCAAAAACATTCTGCGAAATATCTACAAAACTGGCTCACACTATGGCAATAGACAAAAATGGAAAAGTATGGGGTTGGGGAATTAACTCATTTGGACAACTTGGTAATGGTTCAACCATTAGAGCAATAACTCCGGTTGGTCTTTTAGGTGCAAATAAAACTTTTTGTAAAATAGCAGCAGGACTAAACTTTACAGTTGCCATTGATAAAGCCGGCCGTCTTTGGTCGTGGGGCCAGAATCAGTATGGTCAATTAGCGAACGGTACAGCAACTTCAAGAAGCACTCCAGTATCTGTGGTTGGTGCAACAAAAACTTTTTGTCAAGTTATGGCAAATGGATACAGTGGTTTTGCAATAGATAAAAATGGAATAATTTGGGGGTGGGGACTAAATGTTGCAGTTTCTGCAATAGGTGCTAGTAATCTTCTTGGATTAGGAAATTCATCAGTTCAATTTTCCAGCACACCAATTCGTGTTTGTAATATTTAAGTAATGATATATTAAAATAATTTTTGTATATTAATGTATTGTATCACTAATAAAAAATAGGTTATGAAAACAAAAGACACACTCGTCCTAACGATTTCAATCGGGGATTACTATAATGAAGTATCAAAACTTACAACACCTTCAATTCAGGCATATGCTAAAAAAATTGGTGCAGACTATTTGAACATCAATGAGTTCAACCCGCACTATATTACACAGAAATGGAATAAGTTTCATATTCATGAACTCCTAAACAAATATAAAAGGATTCTTTACTTGGATATTGATATTCTTGTTCGTGAGGATACTCCAAATCTTTTTGAAATAGTTCCTGAAAATAAATTAGGTATGTTTAATGAAGGTAAATATTCCACTCGTTTTGAATTTCTTGAACAGGCATCTGAATACTATAACGAACCACTTAAAAAATGGGATGGTAAATTCTATAATTCTGGCGTGATGGTGATTTCTCGTATTCACAAAAATATTTTTAAGTTACCAAAAGGTATTGACTTTGTAGAAACGGATCAACCTTATATCAATCTTCGTATTTTGAATGACAAGATTGAAATGTTTGACTTGGATTATAAATTTAATCGAATGGATATACTTGATAGGTTTTGTGGAATTTCTAGACTTGACTCATATTTTGTACACTATGCAGGTGCCCCAAAAGAAATTCAAATGGATGTGATGAAAAAAGATATAGAGCAATGGAAATTGGATTCCCCCAATTATGAATACAATCGAAATATTCTCATTTCAGTCACGGCTGGTATGGGAGATCAATTATGCTCTGAACCGGCAATCCGATACACACAAAAACTATATTCAGATGCAAATATTTTTGTTGTTTCACATTTCCCACGTCTTTTTGAACATCTTTCTTGCCCTGTAATGAACTATGATGAGTGGAACGGCATAAATGATGCTATACTTACAATGTACACGTGCCCAGACGATGAACAATCTGATCATAAATTGTCTCATGTTCTATTTCACCCAACAGATTTTGCCTCCATGTCAATGATAAAAAGAACAATACCAAATAACGAAAAAACAATTAAGCTAAAACTAGAAGCAGATGACACAATGTCAGTGCTGAATATGTTGGAATCCAAGAAGAAAGATAAACCAACAGTAGTAGTTCATGCAGGAAAATGGTGGCCATCAAAAACTCTTCCACAAGATTGGTGGCAAAAGATCATAGACAAGTTATCAGAAAAACTAACGGTAGTTCTTATCGGTAAAACAATTGATGAGAAACAAGGGTATCTTCCAATCCAATGTCCAAAAGACGGAATTGACCTTCGTGACCTAACAACATTGGGTGAATTGATGTCTCTTATTTCTCTTTCTCGGTGTCTTCTTACCAACGATTCTTCACCACTTCATATTGCCGGTGCGTTCGATAATTGGATCGTAACGATTCCAACGTGTAAACACGAAGATCATATTCTTCCTTTCCGTAATGGAACTCAATACTACAAGACAAAGGCACTTCGTCAAGGCCTTCTTCTCGATGATCTAGAAATTCGTCACACGGAATTCCACACAGATACAATTGATCTAATTCCAGAAGGAAAGACATTATACGATTACATTCCAGAAGTTGATGAAGTTGTAAAGGAGGTGTTTGACATCTATGATAACAACCGATAACAAATTCGAGTCATACCGACCACTTATGAATGAGTGGGAGTATAAGTTCATCGAGAAGTTTCTAACTCCCGATGATACACTTCTTGAATGGGGAAGTGGTAACTCAACTCTATACTGGTCGGGTATCGTTTCAAAGGTAATCTCAATCGAACACGATATTGATTGGATAAATTCGTTGGGTAAGGTAATAGATGCTTATAATGTTAAGAATATTGAACTACATCATATAGCAGCTCACTCACCAAATCCAATTCCTTGCCGATACGAACAATTCAAGGACTACATCAATTACCCAAAAGAAAAGGGATTGAAGTTTACAAAGATTCTGATTGATGGTAGGGCAAGAAAGTATTGTGCAAAATCAATATGGGAAGTTATAGACGAAAATGTAATTGTTTTTATCCATGACTTCAACAGACCTGATTATCAGATGACTCTAAAATACTACGATCTTGTTGACGTAGAATGGCGTGGTCAAGGTATCGCTGCTCTACGAAAAAAGAAAGATGTTATAGATGATGGGTCGTATTATTGATGGTAATCTACGAAGAGGCATATTTATAGAATATGTCTCTTTTTGTTTATGAGGTATTTTAAGTGGATTATATACAAGTTGAAAATGGTGAAGTAAAAGGTTATCCAAGACCACTCCCACAAAATTGGGTAGACGTTTCTAATTTTTATCTATTAGACGACGAAAGGTTACGTTCTTATGGATGGTTTCCTGTTCGTTTTGTTCCAAACCCAAATAAAACAAACAACAGTATTACGACGGGTCAGATGTTTGTTATTGAAGGAATCGAAGTAGTTCAGTACGAACAAGTTCGAGAAAAAACACAACAGGAACTAGAACAAGAAACAAATCAAATGTGGGAAAATATAAGAGTTCAAAGAAATGAACTTCTATTAGAATCAGATTGGACACAGTTATCTGACTCACCACTTTCAGAAGAGAAGAAGATAGAATGGCAAACATATCGTCAAGAACTAAGAGATATTACATCACAACAAGATCCTTTCAACATAATTTGGCCAACTAAACCGTAAAAATATGAATAGACTTATAGAACAAATAATCAAAGAGCTAAAACTCCAAATCTTTAATGAAGAAGATTCAAATAAAGGAAAAATCGTAGCTGTATATCCTGGTCGTTTTCAACCAATGGGCATTCATCACAGAGATGCTTATATGTGGTTGAAAAAACAGTTTGGTGATAAAAATACTTACATCGTTACTTCTGATAAAGTAGATGGACAAAAATCTCCATTCAACTTTGAAGAAAAGAAACGAATAATGGTAAAACACGGAGTGCCGTCAAGTCAAATTGTAAAAATAGTTAGTCCTTACAATCCACAAGAATTCTTTGAAAAAACAGGACTAGATCCAAAAACTACTTCAATAGTTTACATGATTGGTGAAAAAGATAAGGGAAGACTCAAAGGTTTCAAACGTCTTATGGCGTACAACAGAACAACTTTCATCCCTGCAAAAGATCTCGTAGACCCTTACACATATTATGTTTATGCACCACACGTTTCATACAATATACCTTCATTCGGTGAAATGTCAGGAACAAATATTCGTAAGGCACTCGGAGATAACGATGCAAAGTTGGCCGAATTGAGATACCGTTTCAAACAAATTTTTGGTTGGTTTGATGCGAGTATTTTCAACTTAGTAATAAGTAAGTTGAATACTAAACGTAGTAAACTAAAAGAAGACCTAAATGAATGGATGAGGGCACTCCTAAATATGTCTCAAGTTCAGTCTGATTTATTCTTTGGTATTATCAAAAAAGAATACGGGGATACAAAAGACCTCCTTCCAATAATACAAAAGTTTGTAAAAACAGGAAAACTTACCGACCAAGAAAAGGCAATCTTTCAGAAACAAATGAAAGATACGTTCAAACTTATGGGTCTTGGGGCTATTGCGGCAATACCAATACCAGGAACAATGTTATTGATTCCTGTTATCGTTCAACTCGCTAAGAAGTTCAACATCAATCTTCTTCCAGAATCTGATGAACCTGCGGGAGAACGTCTCTCCGTAGTTCGTAGAGAATTTTGGAATGAAGTATTTACAGAAGTTGCTAAGGAAGATAAACCACTTCTAAAAGAAGGTGGTG